TTATTCGGATTATCATTAAAATACGCACCCCACCAGCTAAATGTACTATTTGGCATAATATTGTGGTCGCATACACTCATAAGTAGTATTTGTTGCCAATCGGGAATTGTATCTACCACAAAAACAAATTTTATTTTACCACCTCCTAATGTTTCGTCGCAACGTTGTTGTAATGCCGCAATATTTTTTTCAACGATTACTGTATCACAAGGTTCGTAGAATACTAGAAATGTAAAATCACTAGTGTTCGCTATCATCGTATCGGTATGATGTTCAACGATATACGAAATCGATCGATAATAGTAATCTATCGTCATTACTGGGTGAATATGTAAATTCTGGACACTATCGCCGATACGAAAATGAATACTCACTAATGTACGACTTTTACTAGGACTACCGATATAATCGCGGCTCCATTCATCATTTGCGTATAATTGTTTTATCATGTTCTTTTGGTCAGATAATCCAATCAGTTCGCATATTTCGGTGTATTTATCCTTGAAATATTTCTCATTCTGGAAATAGCCAGTTAATCGAAGTGGTTTATTATTTGTATCTGTCGGAACCGGGCTAAATGTAAAACCTCTTTCATTCCATGATGGTAATGTTTCTGTTTCTTTTAATGAAGTTTCGTTCAAAGGTTTTAAATAATTAGACAACTTTTTAAATAAACTATCCCAGTATGTATGTCGCGGATGTCCAGGATGTCCGCCCAGATCGTCATATTTTAAAAAAAAGAATGTGTCGCGATTTCGAAGTGCGGTTGCTATTGCTGTAAAAATTTGAAATAGCTGATTACCCAACCCACCCATGATGTTGATTGTAATCATATCGTAGTATTATGAAAAATATATACGATGAAGCTTTAAGTTATAACCCATTATTTTCATAAAAGTCAAATAAATAAAATACGTAATAACTATGTATCATTCGATTCCATTCGATTCCATTCCATTCCATTCCATTCCATTCCATTATGTTGCGTCGTTTTTCCGATATTAAAAATGCGATTTTTATCAATCTAGATATTCGCACAGACCGTCGTATGATATTCGAGAAACATATAGAAGAACTTCATTCACGTGACCCAGCAGACTATTCATTCTATCCGGTTGCGCGTTTCTCTGCTATCCATCATGAACATGGCGCAATCGGTTGTTCCAAGAGCCATCTCGAATGTTTGCGCATCGCAAAAAATAACGGATGGGATCATGTTCTAATTTTAGAAGATGACGCGTATTTTATTCATCCCGAAATACTTGTTCATCAGGTGAATTCGTTTCTTTCACGGTTTCATGACGCATGGGATGTTCTTTTACTATCGGGTAATAATTTCCCGCCATTCAAAATAGAGGCCCCTGATTGTTTTCGGGTTGCGAATTGTCAAGTTGCGACAGCTTATCTTGTATGTAGTAGATATTATGATACGTTGATTCAGAATTTCGAAGAAGCGCTTGCGGGTCTTAGCGCAAATCCATCGAATACACCGGCATTTGCGTGTGATATGTATTGGAAACGTCTTCAACGCGAACACCGATGGTATTTGATCACACCGATTTGTGTGATTCAGCGTCCAGGATATAGCGACATCGAAAAACAAGATGTAAATTATGAAAAAACGATGACCAACTTAGTGAAAAAGAGGTCACCACCGCAACATACGTAGTCAATCATCCGTTAAATACCTATCAACCACCCACCACCCGAAATCGCGATCACTTGGATAATGATGACCCGCCATAATCCGAATATTTGCGCATTTCGTCGCAATTTCCATGACTGCCTGTGTTTTCGCAGGAAATCGTCGAGCGAGTATTTTCGCTAAATAATAAGCCTGAACTGCGTGACCTGATGGATATGCTGGCGTCCCTGCGGAGTCGGAATGAAGAAGTGTGCCGTTTTTTTCGTTGATGAGTTCCGGCGCAATTTGTGCGGGGCGAGCACGATTATATTTCCATTTCAACATTTTAGTGATAAACATCACGCGCGGACCTGTCATGATCTTGTCCATTTCTTCCATCGTCATTTCATCGGATTTGATTACACTTGTAAATGCCGATGCGGGATTCATGTCGGTCATACGAAAAAATGCGACATCACTCGGCATACGCTTCATAATGTATTCGGTCATAACTATATTTACCTCTCCGCTGCTGTCAGGAAACGCCTTTCCGATTCCAGGTATCGAGAGATTGAAAGATGGATACCACCAGTAGTAACGCGTGGGCTGAACAAGAAGAACAATAATATAGGTAATCAATAACGCGACAAAAATACGAAAATAATCTGGATCACGTTCTATGATATTGTAATGATAATTGCTAAAACGTTCTCGTAATTCCGTTACAGCACCACTTTCTTTTTTCGGTGGAGGCAGCCCAATCCATTTCCTAAACTCATTCCATTCTGGTATCATTTCTATAATATATATTACTTGAAACATATATTATATCGTGTGTAGTATAATTTTCTTTTGGGGTTATTTATACGCGAAGAGGGGTGGGGAAGCCGACGAGGTTGGCGCCGATACCGAAGCCAGCACCGGTTCTCGCAGAAACAGCAAGGCTGGGGACATAGGTATCCAGAATGCTGAATGTAGCAGCAGCGGTAAGAGCGATCAACGCGACCTCATCAAAAGAAAGGCTGCGTTTAGGGATTGCGTAGGCGGCGATGGCAACCATGACACCTTCCACCAAATACTTAATGGTTCTCTTGACGAGTTCGCCTAAATCAAAAACACCGGACATTTGGATGATTTATTATAAATACTGATAAGAAATTAATATTCACGATGGCGATGAATTTACGTAAATGAACAAGATAATGCGTTAAAACACTTAAACAACTATGTCATACTATATTATAATTCCTTTCTGTCGGAAAATGTCATCGCATCCACACCCCCCATCTGGTGTAGAACTCATGCATACTAAAACTGGTGATGTAAATCCTAAATACATCGATCTTCTTGAAGAGGATAAGCCGATTGCTGGACAAAAATTCGCATGTCTTTCTTTTGTTTCACCGGAACACATTTTGAAACAGAAGGATCATTTCTTTTTTGAGAAGTTTCTTCATTATTGGGACTACCAAAAGTCGATGGAGAAGTTTATTCAGTTCCTTAATTTTGTCTCATTTAAGTATCATGTCAGTTTTGACAATATGTCGGCTGATTTTCAAGAATTTGCTAAAGAAGAGAAGGAGATTCTTCAAAAAACGAACATTTATGATGAATACAAGACATTCTTGGATAAGCACGAGGATGACCTTGATAACGAGTTCAACGAAAAGCATAATTTCCAAACATCCGTGCGTGGATTGAAGGTCCGCGGTGTATTTAGCACACAGAAAGAGGCAGAGTTACGATGTCAGATGTTGCGCGAGGTGGATCCAAACCATGATGTGTTTGTGGGTCCTGTTGGTATGTGGGTGCCGTTTCACCCTGATGCGTATAAGACCGGTCGCGTTGAATACATGGAGGAGACCTTGAACCAGTTGATGGCTGAGAAGAAGAAGAACGAGGAGCAGGCGAAGACCGAGTTTGATAAGCGTGTCAAGGAGACAAAGGCGAAGGCGATTCAGGAGAATATCAAGTTGGCGAAGGAAAGTGGCAATAAGCTTACACAGATGTTGGCGAATGACGGCGAGACGTTGGTGGACGCAAAGCCGCGAGACATGGACGCAACAAAATCGGCGGATGAAAGCAGTGTGGGTGGCGGTATTTGGAATGACAACGATGAGTCATCGTCTATTTCGATGAGCGTGGAAGAGATGCGTAAGGAGCTTTTCGAGAGTGATGATGTTGTCATGGATAAGAAGAATGACCATGGATTGTCGCGCTTGTCATCGTCAGGGGCGGACACGGAGAATAACTAATACTTATAATAAAAAATTGATTTGGGTTCATATAATCTATCGTAACACTTATATGAACTGTCCTTTCCTACCCTACCCCCTGTGATGTCAGACTTGGTTGTTCTTACCACCGATGCCCCCTCCTCGACCATCAACAATCTATCTTCTATGGAACCTATCCACGACGACGGCGACGGCGACTTCAACCGCAAATCTAATGATGAAGCAGCCAAGAAACCGAAACGTGCCATTTTAGTGAAGAAGAAGACCGCATCTTCTGAAATCGCAGCTGTCGCCACCGCCGTCACGTTTATTGCGCCACTGCTCCTCTCGGCCGCCGCTGTTGAATTTATAAATATTATACGGGAAACGTTAGGGTTATACATGGAACATGGAGCAAGAAGTACAAAAAAGGTTGACCATTTTCATGCATGTATAAAAAATATTATATTAAAACTCATTCATGGTAAACCGGAATATGATGTTAAGTTAGAATATAATGTGCGAGCAACAAATTCATCTGGATCAAAAAGATGTGATATTGTTGTATTGAAAAATAATATTCCATTTATTGTGTTTCCTGTAAAAATAATGTCATCAAGTTACATGAAAAATAAAAACAATTCTTGGGAAAATTTAACCGGTGAGCTAACACATTTAAGGTGGGCTAATGAAAATCTAATTATAATTCCGATAAATATCTTTATGAACAAAACGCCTCTTATAAGCAGCAACAAAATAAAAGGTTTCGACAAGATAACGTTCGATCACATAGAAATATATAACACACTAAAAACAAAAAATCTTGCGTATGATGTAATGAATTATATTATGGTAGTCGAACATCAAAATAATATCGGTGATACATATGACAAAGTACCAAATATCGTAGGGTTTGATGCGAAAACCCCCTTCCGCGAGTTATCTGTTGTATTGAAAGATCTGTTAGGTTAGTAAAGGTAAGCTAGATAAAACGCTGCTTGAAAGATTTATCCACCCAGCAGAACGTTTTGAACTATTATTTTTAATATAATCAATATTTGAAATTATTATATTTTTTATCAAGTCTATGTCATTTTCGTCATTCGGTTCTAAGCATAAACAACTACTGTGTAACATATTTTCATACTCGAATAAATTTGCGGGTATTGTGCTTGGTTCAAGAAAGCATGGTATATAAACACACTTCTTACTTGAATATCGTATTGACTGACTTCTACCATAAGCATACCATGCCGGATAACTTTTATTACCTTTATCTCGTTTCGATAATTCTTCTTTGTTTTCTAATAAATATTGATATGTAAGTGGATTTTCAGTTTGAAATTCAACTTCGGGGATTATTTTATCGTATCTATATGGATAAATTATATAATTTACATTCGGTCCGTTTGTGATTTGTTTCCAACATGGTTCGTCAAATAACTTGTCTTTTTTGATGAATACTTTATCTCTTAGGGTCGCGATTCCATTTCTTATCTTACAAATATTTTTGAGCGTATTCTCTGATGAATTTAAATTGAACAAAGAGTAATTCGTTATAATACTTTCATATGGAATAATATTACCATTATAGATTAGATTTGTTTTTGGGGTCTTGTCGAAAACAGTTATACAACAATATACAGATGCGTTACTGAATACCTTTTTTTCTTTGAAATCTATAATTTCTTTGATCAATCTGTTATCGAACAGATATTTTCTTAATTCATAAGCTGTCTTGGTATATAAATACGAGTTCGGTGTAATGCTAACCATAACACCATCGTCAGCCAATAATGATAAACATCTAATTATGAACGCATAATAAATATCGATTGAGCCCTTATTCAACAACTCGAAATTAGAAGTTATGAATTCTCTATATTGAACAGGTAACTCTTGGATTTTTATGTATGGTGGATTAAGTATAATATTCTCGTATTTTTCGTCTATTTTTGTTTTTAAGAAATCGCAATTGAACTTATTTAATTTTACATGATTACTAATTTGACTCATATATTGTGCTTTTATTTCATAAACATCAATTCTCTCATAATTTTCAACGTTTATATGTTTTAATAAATTTCCGGTCCCAACACAAGGTTCCAATAATTTACCACGATGTGACAACCTTGATGACATAATCGTTGACATATCATCTGGTGTAAAAATGTCACATTTTGTAATATTCGTTAATTCGTCGTTGCCGCCGCCGCCGTCGTCGCCTTCTTCATGATATTCGGTTTTTGATAGGTCCATTTCTTCAACGAGTAAAGGTATACCTACTACTAGACCAGCTAGTTCAATTTTATATTATTAGTAAATACAAATAAATGTCTATGCTAATTTCGGCAAACCGCTCTTGCCATCACCACTTGCTCTTTTTCACATTAATCTTCGGTCCCTTTCCACTTTTCGCTGCACTAGGGTCATAAGACTGCTCTCCTTCGTCATCAGAACCGAGATTTTTAGATATTTCCCAGAACTCCTTACTGCCGAGCTTGAATGGCCCGTGCTGTTGTGCCTTATACCAGAAGATTTGGTCTTGTAATTTGTTCGATTTCGCGTTATTATTGATGACAAGACACTCATAATTCTCGGTGCACTGGTCCATGACCTGACAAAAGCTCTCAAATGTGGGGAACATACCCGCATAATTGTCGTAGATTCGCTTACGATTCGCAATATATGGCTCGCGGAGGATAAACACGTAGTCGATATTCGTGCGGAGATTTGGAGGGATACCCAACGGATATTGCATTGTGATGACTAACATGATCTTCCAATGACGTCCGTTCATGAAGAGGAGACGCATCATCACGTCCTTCGTCCATTTGTTATCATATAAGCAGTCATCCAATACAACGAATGTCCTTGGGTCAATCGATGACTTTTTATATGTATCCATTTCTTTTTTCACTTGTTTTAGGACTGCTTTCTGGCGTTTGAGAATGTTCTCGATGATAGCGGTATTATACGCATCATGGATGAATAATTTCGGCACATGGGCTGCGAAAAAGCCGTTTCCGGCCTCTGTTCCGGAGATCACGGTTCCAATGGGGATATCTTGGTGATGAAACATCAAGTCCTGAACGAGGAAACTTTTACCAGTATCACGACGCCCGATGAGAACGATAACCGGACCTTTATTTTCATCGGGACGAAAGCTGATGGCCTTCATATCGAATTTGGCGAGCTCTAAATTCATATGCTATACCTTTGGGGATACAAACAACATATATTTTTTTGCGACATTTTATACGAAGTATGAATACGATTATGAAGGCCGCCCGTTTAAAACCTATATAAAACTTCTATCGAACAATCATATTATTATTATTATATTTTAGGAAAATGACTACTACAACACCGAAATTCCAATTACATTATCGAAAACATAAATATACACCAGATAGAATTGACTCGGCGCTATTGTATGATATTCAAAATTATATTCCTATTTATAACCGGTTTTTTGATATCAACGAGACAAATTACAACGGAATACAGTTGAATCAAAAGTATTATTTACAAAATATTATTGAGCATCCGAGAGACGCAACGGATGAAACACATTCTACTTCTCTAAATCATTTAGAAACCATAATTGGCGATGACGCAGGGAATACAACGAATGTTCCGATATTTGTGAAATATTCACCGCTATTAGATCCTATCCGATATTTGTCTGGAAAATACGAAACACCGGCGACAACGACAATCGCAGACGGTAATTCTACCACACCCAAAACGTCGCTTCCTAAATACAACTCAACACCAGAAACGTGCGAAGAAAAAATGCTGAATACGAATAATTCATCGTATGTGGATGGACTTTTTTCATATTTGACAAGTCGCGCTCTTCATACACACGGTGTTGTCCATGGACTAGACTACTATGGAAGCTATCTTTGTAAGCAACGCGAGTTTTCAACGAACGTTTTTGATGATATTGATTACTTGGCCGACTGTTCCTTTTTTAATACATACGAAAATCAACAATTTACAATAGATTATTCGCAGTTTGGCGATGATGAATCCAGTATGCGTGATCATAAATGGCTGAAACTGCGAAATAAGTTGAATCCGGTATTACACACCGGCAATAAACCCATCACAATTCTTGAAGATGTTGTAGATTTTGAACCGATCATTACAACAGATACACCTTTGGTCGAGTTAGATTCGCATGTAGAAAATAGTTGCAGTATGGTAGAAATAAATGTAGGCGATTTTGATTCACAGGTCGATGAGAGTACTCCGGATGTTGTCCAGCCGAAAAAGACGAATAAAAATAATAATACTTGCGGTAATGACGGTGATAGCGATAGCGATAGCGACGATACATCACAGTCGAATTCATCTTATACCACGATAGATTGCGATGAAGAAATAAATACACACAAGGAAAAGCCTACCGACGGTGCTGGTGCTTGTGATGGTGATGGTGATGGTAGTTCTCATAGTGATGAAGATGGAAGCGATCGTGACTTTGGAAGTGAAGATCATCACAACAGCGAATGCGATAATGACGACAGTTATTCCGATTACAGCGATGACGAACAGATCATCGCAAAAATACACGACTTTCCGATCCAGGCAATTTTACTTGAAAAATGCGTAAGCACGCTCGACCATATCATGATGCGTGATGAACTAACAAAAGAAGAATGGACGTCGCTTTTGTTCCAAGTGATCATGACACTCGTCATCTATCAAAAGATGTTCGCATTCACACACAACGACCTTCATACAAATAATATTATGTTCGTCGAAACCACAGAGGAGTTCATTTACTATTTATACGAAGGGCAATATTACAAGGTTCCGACATATGGACGCATATTCAAGATCATCGATTTCGGCCGCGCGATCTACACATTTCGTGGAGAACTTATGTGTAGTGACAGTTTTCATCCGAAAGGCGACGCAGCAACTCAATATAATTTCCCGCCGTATTATAATCCAGATAAGCCTACTGTTGAACCGAATTATAGTTTCGATTTATGCCGGTTTGCCTGCGCACTTTTCGACTATTTCATTTATGATTTGCATAAAGTGGAGAAACTATGTAAATCAGACCCCATTATCAAGCTAGTTGTAAAATGGACAACCGACGACAAGGGACGAAATGTTCTCTATAAATCAAGCGGTGAGGAGAGATATCCCGATTTCAAACTGTATAAGATGATCTCGCGATCAGTTCATAGGCATATCCCCGCAAAAGAAATACATAATCCACTATTTGATGAATACAAGATCACGTATAAAAAATATAAGAAACACGCATCACTCTCTGCGAAATTCCTGAAAGACGGTAAAAATACGCACCTATTTATGGATGTAGATGAGTTACCGTCTTATTACGACGCTTAATTTATTCACATACGCCGATTTTCGAGCATAATCTTTCGATGGGCTGGTACTCCATTTTTCGCGATAAACTCGATTTGTCGCATCGTCCAACCCATACTAGCTCCGGAGTGTCCGGTTTCCATATTATCGCTGACCAGCGTAACAATCCGATCATCACCATAACTGAACATGAATCCGCGGTCGGCTGGTGGGCTATATTTCGAAAGATAGGTCCAAACGCACATTTCTTGCGCCTTAACATCAGGTAATTGACCAACGCGGATAATCGAACGCATTCCGTCGCGAATCATGTCTTCTGACCATTTGTCATTCATATACGAAAGGTCGCAATCACGGACCGCATCAAACGTAAGAGGCCAATATTCGTCCCTTTGAGAAACAGGGGTGCGCTCCAATTCAACGGCGACAGACTCAGCAGCAGCAACAACAGACGATGCCATTACGAAACGAATAATTAATTCATGCTATCAACTTCAATATAAACATAACGATTCAATTTTATGTTTATACATCACAAAATAAGTATTTTACATTATCGTGTAGCAGAAACAATTCTATCTAACACCACACCAACAATAACGCCAAGTGTTAAGCTGCCGGATACAAACCCCACGATAGTGGTAATTAACATTATTATCCATCGACGGTCAAATGATTGCGGTTTGAATAAGCTATCCCAGTCACCTGTTTTATAAACGACTAATAGCATGACGCCGACTACTGCCGCAATCGGAATTTCGTCAATCGCGCGTCCAAAGAATAGACATATCACAATAAAAAGCACGCTTGTTATGACGGATGAGAACTGCGTTTTTGAACCATTTGCTAGATTTAGCTTACTTTGCCCGACTAGCACACAGCCGCCAAATCCACCAGTTATACCTGTCGCCACATTCGCGATGCCTTGGACGAGACTCTCGCGAAACGAATCACCCTTTATACCTAGCGCACTTTCGGTGTCTTTCACCATAATAAGTGATTCCAGCAACCCGGTAAATGCCATCGCCGCCGAAAATGGCAGCATTTTCACAAGACTCTCTGCGTCGTATTTTATTTTACTAGATGACACCGCATCCTTTGAAATAATCGAAGGCAATTCCGACTTTAATGCTCCGATATCTTTGACGCGGTCAATATTGTAATACTGTGTAAATATGTAAATAAACGCGGTGATCGCAAACATAGAAACAAGACCACCAGGTATATGGATGTGCTGATCTTTACTATGTGTTATTTTAATCATACCAAAAAACGCAATCAACGTAGATATTATAGTGAATAGAGTCGTATTCGCCAGCTTCAACCCGGTTAGCCATTTATGCTCCTTATCTTTGAAATTATCCAATTGGTGAATCGCGATAAGACCGGCCAACGCAAGCAAAAACCCGGACATGATATGTTTTGGAACATAGGTGATATACTTGTATAATCCTGTTATCGCGGCTATAATCTGCATAAAACCGCCAGCAATAACAGTAGGGATGATATATTCTTTCCCGAGTAAGGTAGATACTCCGGCGATCGAAGTGGCAACCGCAGCAGTAGATCCGGAAATCATCGTTGGCATCCCTCCAAATAATGATGTCACGAGAGACATGACCATCGTATTTTGAATACCTATATTCGGTGACAATCCCATAATAAACGCGAATGCGATCGATTCAGGTATCAATAATAGCGCAATCGTGAGACCCGAGAGAAATTCATTCACGAGTTGTGTAGGCGACGCAGAGCCGTTTGTGTTCATACCAATAAACTGTATTATATAATATAAACAAAATTTCTGTTATTATATATCGATATTGTATATTCGATAATGACTACTCCCACAACCAAGCGCAATACGATTATCATCGAAGGAACGACCTATGACATCACAGATTTCAAACATCCAGGCGGGAATATAATCAACTACGCAAAGAATTCGCCCGATGCGACCGAAATATTTAACGAGTTTCATTATCGGTCCAGTAAGGCGAAAAAGTTGCTGCGGACGCTCCCAATTGTGACTGATGACGTCGAATCTCTCGAACTCACGCCACAACAACAAGAAATGACTGCCGACTTCCGAGAGATGCGCGCTACACTCATCGAACAAGGATGCTTTGAACCCGATTATATTCATGTATATTTTCGATTATTAGAGATCGCATTTTATTTCGGCTTAGGGACATGGTTTGCTTCATATAATATCTACGCATCAATTCTCTCGTTCATCGCGTTTAAGACGCGGTGTGGATGGGTTCAGCATGAATGCGGGCATCTTAGTTTTACTGGAAACCGCCGGATTGATCGCGCAATCCAAACATTCACGATGGGGTTCGGCGGCGGTGTTAGTTCGTCGGTATGGAATTCGATGCACCAAAAACATCACGCAACACCGCAGAAAATCAAGCACGATATTGATTTGGATACAACACCGCTTGTTGCTTTTTTTGACCGCGCGTTCGAAGAGAATACAAATGGTAAAGTTGCCACACGATTTATGAATCGATGGTGGATGCGGTTTCAGGCGTGGACGTTTCTGCCGATCGTAAATGGGGTTCTTGTCCATTTATTTTGGTCATATTATCTTCATCCGAAAAAGGTCATTCACCGCTTATGTTCAGCAAGATCAAGAGAAGTTTATCTTGAAACCGCATTTGAAATTGTATGTATGACCTGGTCACATATCTCGATACCGTTGATATTGTATTCTGGTGGTGTAAGCAGTGGTGGATTGATATGGTGTTACTTCCTATTGATGATTGTTAATTTCTGGAATTTCATCTATCTATTCGGTCATTTCTCTCTCTCGCATACATTCACAGGTGTTATTCCGGAAGACAAGCACCTACTGTGGTTTGAATATGCGCTGAATCATACCGTGAATATTTCTACGAAATCACAACTTGTAACGTGGATTATGGGATACCTAAACTTTCAAATTGAGCACCATCTTTTTCCATCGATGCCACAGTATAAAAACGCCGCCGCCACAAAGCATGTTCAGCGATTTTGTGCGAAATGGGCCGACGTCGCGGGTTTGAAATATGTTGAACACTCCTACACAGAAGCGTGGTGGTTAATGTTATCAAACTTGAACAAAGTTGGAAAACATTATTATGAAAATGGGGTGGGTGCGGATGGCGTCGGCGAAGAAGCTGCTAAGGCGACTGAAAAAGAACAAGAACAAGAACAAGAACAAGGCCTTCATTTGGATTAAAATCCTGGCGTATCCACAAACACCGCAGGCGCACCGCTTCCGCCTGCTCCGCCACCTCCACTACTTCCGCCGGCACTAATATTCTCAAACTGGTTCAAAATAAATACGGCTAAAATCGACGAGACACAAACAACGATCGAATCTCGAACAAGGACCTTCACAGGCTTTTGGTTGTCATGATCAACAAACCGCATTTCTATGAATTTCAACAAAAAATACACGATGGCAACAGATGCGCCGATGATTGCTAATTTCGTTGTATTAAACATCAAAGTATTCCTGTATGAATGTATATAATTCTAAAAGACGTATATACATACAAATTCAATTATTTATTGATTTTTATACGCGACGCCGCGCTATGATGTCTGGAATGCCAACATCACCGGCGGATAACAAAAATACATCACTACGCCTGCGATTGCTAAAAATGCGAAAGAAAAAATGAAGATGAGTAAATCGATAAGAAATATATTGTCGTACCACTTTCCTTCATCTTCGTTGCCTTCTCCAAATCCAAACATCTTATATTACACTGTCGAATATTTATATATCATTATGTTAGTCGCGCAGAATCGTTGATGGGAAATATCTTCTTACTATCCATACTTGTTGTAAAATGTTTAAATACATCCGCTGTATTAAACGCTATTGCCGAATTAAATATTTGTAACGTTTTATCAAAATCCAAAAATAAAATTTTAACAGCTCCAAGATTAACTTGATCGAATATCTTTTGTATAATTGATATTGGTGTAAAATTAATGTCTGAATAAATATCAGCCCAATTTTCCTTAGTAACAAGCAATTTATAAATATCATTTTGTTTCACCTTACTCTCATCATAATCAGATGGAAATTCTTCTGATAAAACACATTCGGGTTTAATAGATGGACACATACTCATATGTTCAAAGTTACCTTCATCATCATCTAAAAAGTAACCAATAGGTGTACCTGTATGTTCTGGTAGTCTAAGTTCGCGAACAATAGCCAGAATCACCTCATATTTGTCTTGTTCATGAAAGTTATGGGTCCCGCTGGTATTTATTGGATTTACCGAAGCCGGTTTATGTATACATAATACCTCAGTTATATACCTATCAAGGAGAGCCAATTGTAGCATTCTTATAATTCCAACTTTGTTGCCGCTTGTAAGAATATACACAGGAATACTCTTATCAGAACAAAGACGTAATAGAATCATCCACGCATCTTCTTGTAACTTTGTTCCAAACATATATCTTCGTAGTAATTCTGCATAAGCAATATGATTTAACGAATCAAAGCGGTAAGCGCATGTAAGCCCTATATTTCTACAATCTTCGGCTCGTAATCCACCTTTCATTACCGCAATTTTATGTTTATTTTTTCTGGTTTTGGATCGATAACGAACACAACACTTTGTGTGTCTTTTACGTTTATTTATACGGCGACTTTTCTTCATATTATTTACACCTTTTCTCATTTAAAACGCCCATTTTATAGAGCAAAAAAATAAGAAAAAAGCGTAAAATCAATAGTAGGAATTTCACCTACGATGGTCTTACTTTTTCCTGTTCTTCTTTTTTATTGGAACAGGTGAAAGACGAAATTTGGAAACATAACGGACGCTCTTGTTTTTCTATCCAAG